CTAGTGCCCCCCTCTACAACGGCGGCAGCACGCCCTACGATACGCCCGACGTGGAGGGCGACGGAGGCCCCGGGGAGAACGACTTCGACGTCGACGTCTCCTATCGACGTCGGCGCTACAACACGGCCGACGAGCTCGCCGAGCTCCTCGCGGACTTCGCGCCAGACGCGAGCACCGAGTTTCAGCTTCGAGTCTTCGCCGATCCGGACGGCGGAAATACTGAGATAGCGAGCTCTCCGTTCGCGTGGCAGACCGGGACCGCCGCGATCTCGGTGTCGCGGCTCGAGATCATCGACGCCGGCGGCGACGACACGAAGCAGGTTCGGTTCCAGATCCAGTCGCGTCACGACATCGGCAGCGAGACGGACCTGACGAGTCGAAACACGATGGTCCACGACGTCATCCCGACGACAGTGAACAGCGGTCTGACTTTCCTCGGCGCCAACATCGGCACAGGTCCGTCGAGTGCATTCACGGTGGTAGATGTCGGTGTTCACACGATCTTCATCGGAGCGACGGCGTCAGGTGGCAGCGCCGAATACCGGATCAACGGTGGATCCTGGGTGGCGATTGTCGGGACGAGCGGGGCGACTGGTAGCCTCTCGGCGACCGACACGATCGAGGTTCGCTACTCGACGGGCGGGGTAACTCCTGATCCGAACTTCGTCTACATCGAGAACACGGCAACGGCTCGCGTCGCTTATGGTGCTCTCTAATGGAACAAGTTCTCTTGACACTGATTGCGACACTCATCGGAACGCAGACGCTGGTTATGCGTTGGTTGCTCAAGCGTTCCGATTCTGTTTTGAGGAGTCGTGACCAAACAGTCGAACATCTCCTCCAACAGCTCACCCGAGCAGTTGGGGCGTTTGAAGTGTTCGAGAAAGCTGAAGATGAAATTCACTCGAGGATCATTCAGGCAGTAGACAAGATGGTCACTCAACTGAATCGAGTTGCTGATCGTCTCGACAACATCGACAACAAGATGAAAAAGTAGGCGAAACAAAAATGAAGTACCTAGCCCTTCTGTTTGTGTTTCTCCCATCCTGCACGCTGCTCCGATTCATCGAGGAAAACCGCGATCAGATTCGAAGCATCGGTACGAAGATCGACGGGATATCCGGCAACATCAGCGGCGTCGTCGACGACGTGAAGGCCGTGACCGGCGAGGTGACGAAGATCACGACCGGTGCGATCGACGCGGTGAAGGAGGACTACGCTTCGATCGTCGCGAAGGCGGACAAGGACGGTGACGGTAGGATGTCGTGGTCGGAGTTGATTGGATGGCTGTCGGGAGGAACCGTTCTCGGTGGAGGCGGCATCGGAGCTACGCTCGTCGCTCGTCGAAATACGAAGAGCACCGAGAAGAAGCAGCAAGAACGCGAGCGCGCGATGGAAAAGGAGGCGGAGATGAATCTGAACCACCAGCTCTTGGCCGCCGAGGTGAAGCGGATCCAGGAGCGCAACTTGATTCCGGGTACCGTGATATCGAACATCAGTCAAGCTCAACCGACATGAAGCCGGAGGGTTGGGAGGAGCTGAGGCAGATCTTCGGAACCGTTATCGGTCTTGTCCTCTTCGCCGTATTTTTGATCCTCATCTTGGGCACGTGCGCCGGCTGCTCGACCTATAAAGCGGTCACCACGGCGCCTCCCGAGTTCTGGGAAACAATCGAGAGGATCCTCCTCGCGCTGCTCCAAGACCTCCATGACATCGCGGACTTCTTGCTCTAGCGAGCGCGTTTCGAATACGATTCGGCGCGTGGATCATTCGGACTTGACTATCGGAGAAAAGCTGCTCCTCTCGCGCCGCAGACTCGGCGAATCTCAGAGGGTGGCTGCCGGGAAGTTGGGCGTCAGCCTCTACCGCTATCGGGGGGTGGAGGTCGGTAGACCACCGAAGGAGCTCGACGTGACTCCTCGCCGTGAGAAGGCGCTCTCCGCGAGGCTCGACATCGACGAGGTCGCTCCTCACGAGGAGTGCTTCATCCTCCGCGTGCGCGCCAGGCTCTCCGTGCGTCGAACCGCCGAGCTCATGAACGTGAGCCAGTGGTGGTTCATCAAGATGGAGCGAGGTCGTGAGGACGCCTCCCTCCTCGTCTCCTTCTGGAGGCGGAGGCGCTCGGCGTAGTTGGTTTTTATTCGATTCGACCTCCATGACGGCGAGGTCTCGGGGTAGTCTTCGAGTCGATACACCCTGCCGGGGGTTGTCGTTCGCGCGACGTAAAAACTCGACTCTCCTTCTTCCCCCTTTTCCCGAAGTTTCCCCCCGGCGTTTACTTCCACCCCCCGAGAGGTCCAGTGCCGAAGAAGACAGAGAAGAAGAAGAGGAAGCGCCGCGACGAGGTCGCGATCGTCGCCGAGAAGATCATCGCCATGCCGTTCTCGAAGCTCTCGAAGCTCCCCGCCGCGATCGGATCTTTGGACCCTGATACGGCGAAGTTTCTGTTCGAGAAGCTCCGCGATGAGTTCATGGAAGAGGTGTTGTTGCCGCCGACTGATCATCAACTTCGTCCGGCTTCCGGCGAATGAAGCTCGTCAAGTACGACGAGAAGAAGCACGACCCGTCGGGCTTCGTCTTCAATCTCTGGGAGCCGACTCACGTCGCGGTGCGCGACGGCGAGGTCGTCGCGGTCCTGACTCGTCAACCGGCCAACTCCGCGATCGGCTCGCTCGAGTTCCAAGCGAGGGAGAATAAGGGGAAGATCTCCGGTCGACTGAACGCACTGCGAGTGAAGGTCGACGATCGCCGCGGGACCACGATCATCTCCTATCCCGACACCGTCGCCGAGGCGAACCTGAAGCTCACCGAGAGGTTCGCGTCGTCGTGAGGAGGAAGCGGCTCTACGAATCCGCGGGGAATCGCCTCCACGCCTACGTCTGCAAGAAGTGCTCTCACGAGTGGCAGGGCGACGAGCACGACTTCGTCTGTCCGAGGGGCGTGACCTACGCGGACGACGGCGGCGTCGACTTCTTCACCGAGGAGGAGCTTTGCGGCGCCTGCAACAAGCGGACTCAGCACGACGGAGCGAACTGCCGCGGCCTCTTCTGCAACGAGTGGCCTTCGCGCAAGGTCAAGCCGAGCCTGGCCCGTCGCGTCGCCTGGTGGGCGTTCGTCGTCGGGTCGCTCTATATGGTCGCGGCGTTCATGGCGTTCCAGTTCCGTTACCCGGAGCTCACACAGACCCAGGCGTTCCTCCGGTTCTTCGACGCGATGGCCTGGCGCTAGACGAAGTTCCAGTACCAGGCGCCCTCGCCGGCGGCCGCGATCACTGCCCGTGCCTCCGTGGGGGACAGCTCGGAGGGCCAGGTTCCGATCGAGTCCTCCGGGTTTCGCGTGGTTCCGTGTCGGCGTCGCATCTCCTCGAGATTCGTCGAGTGCGGCCACTCGATCCCGTCAGCATTGAGGTTGAAGTGACGAAGGGCTCCGATAGTCGTCTCTCGAGGATGAAGGACGACGTCGACGTAGTGGACATAGTGGAAGGCGTCGGGCCTCCTCTTGGTATTGCTGCAAGCTGCCCAGAATGCCCCCCAGGCGCGCGGCGGGATCTGCTCGATGACCGCGCGGTAGATCGCGTTCTCCGGCTGACGGGCGAATCTGCGCCAGGAGGCGACCACGTCGCGGGGATCTCGGATCATCACGACGCCTCGGCCCTCGGAGCTATCCGCGGCGAGCTGGTGACCGCGCTCCGTCGCGCCGGCGGCGAACGCGTCGACGGACTCCGCCACTCCCCCCGAGTTCGGGATCCCGAGCCCCTTCCCGCCCCGGTAGAAGAAGAAGTCGGAGGCGACCGAGGGAAGGATCGAGACCTTCGGGTGGGCGTTGAGCAGGAGGGACATCAGGTAGGACCCGCAGCGCCCCGGACCGTAGACGTTGAAATTCATCGCTCTCCATAAGCCTCCTCCTCGGGGTCGACCTCCACGCCGGCTGGAGGGTTACCGAACGGGGTCCTCTCCCTGGGCTTGGTCTCCTCGTCCTCGCCCACCTCGTCGTCCTGATCCCCCTCCTCGTCCTGGCCCTCGGAGAATCCCTGAGCGAGGCCCTGGAGGGACGACTGCAACATCATCAAGGAGAGCACCGAGTCGAGCTTCTGCTCGACGCGTTCCAGGCGAAGCCTCAGGTCCTCCATGCGGTCATCGAGCTCGGCGGTCATCGGCAGTACCAACCTCGAAGCTGGGGCAGCGCGTCGAGGACCAGCTTGATCGTCTTCATCGGGACCTTCGCCTGGTGGCTGATCAGGATGATCACTGCCTTCTCGTTCAGCCTCGACTCCCGGAGCTTCTCCATCCCTCGACCGATCCGGACGATGGCCGGCGAGGATCTCCTTCGACTCGGGGACCCCACTCTTCTCGACCCGAACGCGGTTGGTCACGGCTTGAAGTTCTCGGGGTCGGCGGGTTCCGAAGCCTTCATCTCCTTCGGTTCGGGCGCCGCGGCGACCGGACGAGCCCTCTCGTGAAGCATCGCGAACCACGCCTCGTCGCCGGCGAGGGCGCCGCGACAGAAGCCGACGTCTGCGTCGCCGACGTAAACGAAGACGCCGGTCTCGGGCTCGATGTCGCCCCGGATGCCGAGGGCCTTCATCCCGTCCGAGGACCTGAAGATGACCCCCTGAGTCTGGGTCGCGCTGGGAACGTCGAGTTCAGCGGCTACGTCCACGACCTGGAAGAGGTCCTCGCACTGCTCGGCGGAGAGTCCTGTCTCGGCCGGGGGGTCTCCGAATCCGACTAGGATATAGGTGAACTTCATGGCACGAGATCGTCGCGAATTTCTTCTCGCTGTCTAGTTGGTTTTTCTTCGATTGTTCGAGTAGGCTCCTCGCATGACCGACCTGAAGAGGACCCAGGGGGAAATCTACGCGAGAATCCGCCACCATCAGGCCGAGGACGAGGCCCTCTACGGTCGCACCGCGGCGTCCCACCTGACGCTACTCTTACCGCGCGAGCTCGGCGTCACCGCCGGAACGCTACGACCCCTTCAGGGAGGCGAGGTCGAGGCCTTCGAGGTGGAGTGGGAGGAGAAGTACCGGATCCACGACGACGAGGCTCTCCTCGACGTCCTGAGAGAGAAGCTCAAGACGGCATGGATCGCCGCGAATAAATGTCGAGGTGACATCGCGCGAGATGTCCTGGCGTCTATTCGCGCGTTCGTCTGGGCGTCAGGTCCCGAGCACGGCGAGCTCGTCGAGAAGCTCGACGCGTTGCAGTCCGAGTTTGCCTACTACGGAAAGCAGGGACTCGTCGCCGCGAGCGAGGCGTTCGACGTCGACTGGCGGGGGTTGGACAACGACGAGTGGAGGATCGCGACGAAGGCGGTCCTGACCGACGACGAGGAGAAGCCCCGGACGGCGGATCAGGTCCTACAATTACAATAGACGGGTCGACGCGAACCTTCGGCGACTCCTAGTCGGTCAGTTGCTCCTCCGGGGCGGTGAAGCGAAAAGGTGGCCGAACGGTCGATGCCGTCGGCGAGTCCTCCTCACGGACTCGCGGGCCGTGCTCGTCAACCTCCCAGGCGTCGAGTGCGGCCCCTTTTCTTCGTTGGTTTTTGTTCGAGTCTCGGTGTAGGATTCTCCTTGTTACCCGCGGGGGTCAACTCCGCGCACCCAGAACCGGAACCGGACCCATGACGGAAGTTACTCTAGTCGAACTCGTGACCGAGCTCGATCGAGCGAAGAGGGATGAGCTCGAGGCCAAGGCCAAGCGAATTATCCTCGAGTTGAAGGTGATCGAGATGACGGGATTCGCGAAGGCTGAGGGGAGCGAGTCCTTCGAGGATCAGCAGAACGGCTTCTACACGAAGATCGGGATCAAGCAACCGGTTACTCGAAACGTGTCGGCCGACGGTTGGCTGAAGGTTCGACGCGATCTCCCGAACCGCAGCCCGTGGAAGAAGATCATGCGGCCGAAGTTTGAACTCGACGCGAAGATCGCGAAGCAGTGCAGGGAGAACGACCCCGACGCATGGGCGAAGATCTCGGCTTGCGTCACCACGAAGAACGGCAAGCCGTCCGTCGAGATCAAGAGCCTCACCAAGAGCTGACCCATGGCCTACGACCTCAAGAGCATCATCTCCGGCACCGTCATCAAGCCGCCCAAGATCGTCGTCTACGGCGTCGGGGGAATCGGCAAGACGAAGTTCGCCCACCACGCGCCGAAGCCGTTCTTCATCTTCACAGAGGACGGGCGAGGAACGTTCGACCTCTCCGGCTCGCCGGTCTGCAAGACCTACGCGGACGTGATGAACTGGATCAAGTTCCTCTACGAGGGCGAGCACGACTACAAGACTGTCGTGATCGACACGATCGACGAGTTCGAGCCGCTGCTCTGGGCGAAGGTATGCGCGGATCACGGCCAGAAGTCGATCGATAACAACTCGAAGGAGTTCGGCTTCCAGAAGGGCTACCGCCACGCCGCCGACAAGGGTCGACTCCTCCTCGACGGGCTCGACCTGCTGCGCGACGAGAGGAAGATGGCCGTGATCGTGCTCGGTCACGCGAACCCCGAGAAGTTCGACGACCCGATGTCGGAGAGCTACCACCTGTTCAATCTCCGCGTCCACAAGCTGTACTCGGCGATCATTCACGACTGGTCGGACTGCTTCCTGTTCGCGAACTACGAGCACTTCGTCGTGAAGGACGACGGCAGCTTCGGGAAGGAGCGAGTCCGCGGAGTCGGTCAGGGGAAGAGGATTCTCTACACGCAAAGGAGGCCGGCGTTCGTCGCCAAGGAGCGCTACGGCCTTCCTCCAGAACTACCGTTCGAGTGGTCGGCCTTCGTCGAGGCGATGACGCCGAGCGACCCGAAACCCGAAATCGAGAAACCGAAACCCAAGAGCGAGAAGAAGAATGGCTGAACTAAACTTCAAGGCCGACGACTATGAGGCTCCCGATCCGGATCGCCCCGCCGGGGGTGACTTCCAACCACTGCCCGAGGGCTGGTACTGTTTTCGCGCGATTGCCAGCGAGCTTCGTCAGAACAAGAGCGGAGCCGGATCCCACGTCTGGTTCGAGTTCGAGATCGTCGAAAATGCCCATCCGAAGCTCGCCGGCCGGAAGACCTGGACGCGATTCAATTACGTCAACGCGAGCGAGAAGGCGCAACAGATCGGTAGAAGCGAGCTGCGCGCGCTGCGCGACGCCTGCGGTCAGACCGGCGAGGTGAAGGACTCGGAGCACCTCCACGGATATCCGGTCGCGCTGCGCCTGGTCGTTCGCGCGGCCCAGGGAGGCTTCAAGGCTCAGAACGAGATCCTCGGCTACAGGCACCCGAAGGAGCAGTGGCCGGACGGCGTCGTTGCAACGCCCGAGGCAGCGGCTACGGGCGCTGAGAGCGTGCCCGCCGAGGCCGGAGCGGAGCCGGAGAGCGAGGCGAAGAAGGCTCCCTGGGAGTAGCGTGGCGATCCTCGAACAGGTCCACCCGGTCGCCGCGGCGATCTTCGAGCTCTACGAGCGCGAGGCTCGGGAGAATCCCGAGGAGGACTGGCGTCGAGATCACCTCGGCGCGAGCCTCCTCGGGAAGCCGTGCTTGCGTGATCTCTGGTACTCGTTCCGCTGGACGAAGTCGCCGAGCTTTCCGGGCAGGATCCTCCGGCTCTTCGGTCGCGGCGACCGCGAGGAGGAGCTGATCATCTCCGAGCTGAGGCGGCTCGGTTGGGAGGTCTGGACTCTCGACGAGGAGACCGGTGAGCAGTTCCGCTTCGAGGCCGTCGGAGGTCACGTCGGCGGCGGACTCGACGGCGTCGCCAGGGGCGTAATCGGTGCTCCGAAGACCCCCCACGTCGTCGAGATCAAGACGAGCAACGATAAGCGATTCAAGGCGCTCGAGCGCGACGGCGTCGAGAAGTCGAACCCGCAGCACTTCACGCAGATGCAGCTCTACATGAAGGGGATGAAACTGAAGCGCGCGGTCTATATCTGCGTCAACAAGAACACCGACGAGATCTACGTCGAGCGCGTGAAGTACGACGCGAAGAAGGCGCGAACAGCGCTCTTGAACGCGGAGCTCGTCGTCACCTCTAAGGAACCGACGACACGGATCTCGGAGGATCCGTCCTGGTATCAGTGCAAGTTCTGCGATCACGCCCCGGTCTGCCACGAGGGACGCTACGAGCTCGTCGAGCGGAATTGTCGAACCTGCACGAGTTCGACGCCGACCCCCGACGGGAAGTGGCTCTGCGACCATCACGGGATCGAGCTGACATCCGAGGCCCAGCGCGCGGGGTGCGAGGACCACCGGATCCTACCGGCGATCCTCGACAAGTGGGATGCGGCCGGATTCGACGCGTCGAGTCGGACGGTCTACTACGCGAAGAGTGACGACCCCGAGGACGTCGCGTTCGACGACGGAGGACTGAACTGAGATGAGAAACGACACCTGTATTTGGATTCACGGCAAGCCGGGCAGCGGCAAGACGACGACGCTCGGAGCGATTGAGGCCCTCTATCCGGGACTCCAGGTCTTCGACTCCGGCGCCCTGCGAGAGCACGTCTACCCGATGCTTCCGTTGACCGACTCGGGGAGGTGGGCGAACGTTCGAATCATCACCAAGCTCGCGCGGACCTGCCTCCGCGCGGGACGGAGCTGCGTCGTCGCGGCGGTCACTCCCTACCTACTGATGAGGGAGGAGATTCGCGACGCTATCGCGCCCGATGGTCGATCCGTGTTCGTCGAGCTCGTGGGACGCGAGCGAGAGTTGTGGGAGGGCACCCGCTACGAGTCGGGAGCCACGAGGACGACGCACTTCGTCTCCTCGGATCAAATGACTCCCGACGAGATCGCTCACAACGTCGTGCGCGGAGCGCTCGAAACCAACCGTCCGAGGAAGCTATTCATCGGTCGATGGCAACCGCCTCACGCCGGGCACTTCAAGATCATCTTGGACGCGGCGAGGACCGGCCCGGTAGCCGTCGGAGTGCGCGACGCGCCGCTCGACGACGACAATCCCTACTCTCTGGATCGCAGGATTCGCATGCTCCGCGACGGTCTCGACGGACTCGACGCTATTGTGTTTCCAATGCCCGACATTGACTCGATCCACTACGGGCGCGATCCCGGGTTCACTGTCGTCGAGCACCCGGAGGTCGAGGGATTCAGCGGAACGGAGATCAGGAGGGAGACGTGATCCGCTGCGCGAAGTGCGGCGTCGCGATATCCGGCGGACACGAGGTCGTCGTCGGTGGCAAGCCCTACCATGTGGACTGTCGGCCACTCGCACCGGAGGATTTGCCGGAGAAGATCGATGACTGAAGAACAGATAGATCCAGAACTGACGGCCGCGATCAACGACCTGACGGCCGCGATCAACGACGCTGCGGCGACCTATCGCGCGCGCGAGGTTGATTCCGAGACGAACTACGTGAAGGGAGAGATCAGTTTGAAGAAGCATCACGAAGAAGTTCTCGAAGCTTCGAGGGATCTCTCATCCGGAGTGACGAGCATTCTCACTCGCTTCATAGTGAGACGGCTGGTCGCGAATGCTGTGGAGAAGGTGATAAAGGATGGGTTGCTGTGAACGATTCCCCGGTGGGCTTCACGGACAGGATGCTATGAGACCCTACGACGCGGGAGCGATCTGGAGATTCAACGGCAAGCTGCTCGTTCTCCTCGCGCCGTCCGGTGGCGGTAGATCGGACGGGAGTACCACTCGATACTCCGGAGGAGTATTCAGGAAGCTCGACGCCGAGATCGACGACGTGAATCAGACGATCAATTATCAACGACTCGACGCTTGCGGTAGTCACGTCGGATCGGTCACTGAAGAGGAGTTCGAAAGACTCGTCGCGGAGGGAACCTGAAGTGCCCCTGACCCTCCGGCCCTATCAGCGCGAGAGCCTCGACGAGCACTACGAGTTCTTCGAGCGTCACCAGGAACCGGACGCCCATCCCCTCTTCGTCGTACCCACCGGTGGCGGCAAGTCGTTGATCATGGCGGAGTTCATCCGCGAAAGCCTGAGGCGGTTCCCGAAGAACCGATTCCTCGTGCTCACCCACGTGCGCGAGCTGATCCGACAGAACTACGAGGAGTTCCTCGGTCAGTGGGACTCGCCGCTGAACTCGATCGCCGGCGTCTACTCCGCTGGCATGAAGCGGCGCGACCTCGGGAGCCCCGTGCTCTTCGCCGGCATCCAGTCCGTCTATAATCGCGTCGAGGAACTCGGTCCCTACCACCTGGTCCTGGTCGACGAGGCTCACCTCGTGCCCAAGAGGGGGCAAGGTCGCTACCTTACCTTCCTCGACGCGATGCGTGAGCTGAACCCGAAGGTCCGGAGAGTCGGCTACACCGCGACGCACTACCGGATGAACGGCGGCTACCTCCACCGCGGAGACGATCGGATCTTCACGCACGTCGCGCACGAGGTCAGGCTCGAGGATCTCGTCCCGGATCACCTCTGCGAGCTCGTCGTGAAGCAGCCGAAGGAGTCGTTCGATGTCCGCGGCGTCGCGATCTCCGCGGGCGACTTCAATCGGAAGCAGCTCGAGTCGAAGATCATGCCGAAGACGATCGCGGCGACCTACGAGGCCGTCTCGATCGCTCGCGATCACGATCGGAGGCACTGGCTTGCGTTCGCCTGCACGAGGAAGCACGCGCTCCAGATCCGCGCGACGATGATGGACTGCGACGTCGACGCGGAGGTCGTCTTCGGAAACACCCCGAAGGTCGAGCGCGACTACCTGACCGACAAGTTCAGGGCTGGCGAACTGACGTGCCTCGTGAACGTCGGAGTCCTGACGACCGGCTTCAACTCGCCGCTGATCGATCTACTCATCGTCATGCGACCGACGCAGAGCCCGGGGCTCTACGTGCAGATCATGGGGCGCGGGATGCGCAACTCTCCCGGGAAGAAGAATTGTATTGCCGAGGGTCAGCGCGTCCTGACTGATCGCGGTCTGGTGCCGATTGAACAGGTTCGCGGCGATGATCTCCTGTGGGACGGCGTTGAGTTCATATCTCATGACGGCGTTATGTGCATGGGTCCTCAACGCGTGATCTATTACGATGGGCTCTGGGCTACCCCCGACCACGAAGTGGTGACTGACTATGGTTGGAAGACTCTCGGAGAGTGCCGTTCGCTCCAGATTCAAGTTCAACGTGCGCGCTGGTCACTACGAGCCGGGGAATCTTCGATGGACTACGAGGTCACAGCAGCAGCTCAACACGAGGAAGCAATCGCGACGGTCTACGACGTCCTGAATGCTGGACCTCGACATCGATTCGTCGTCGAGGGCTTGATCGTTTCAAATTGTTTAGTTTTAGATTACGGAAGTAACGTCCTTCGTCACGGGCCGATCAATAAGATCCGCCCGAGGTCGAAGCGCGCGTCGGTCGCCGAGCCGTCGGTTCGGGTCTGCCCCGAGTGCGGAACGATCTCCCTCGTCGGCGTCCTCGCCTGCCCCGGCATCCCGCCGATCCCCTGCGGCTACGTCTGGCCGACCTTCGAGATTCGGCCGAACCATCAGGCGGAGGCCTCGACGCTCGCCGTGATGGACTTCGACGGCGATGGGAAGAGGATCTCCCTGCCGATGCCGAAGGAGCACCGCGTCGACTCGATGGAGGTCTCCATTCATCGGAAGCCGTTCCAGCCGAACTCGATGCTCGTGGTCTACTGGTGCGGTCGCCGGAGGATCCGGGAGTGGGTCCACTTCGAGCGCGACGGCAACATGAGGAAGAAGGCCGAGAAGTGGTGGCGGAAGCACGCCGGCGACGCTCCCTACCCGAAGACCGTCGAGGAGGCCGTCGCGGCGATCGAGCTGTCGACGAACGTCCTGGCCGATCCGAATTCAGAATTCAAGACTCCCGACGTCATTCGCGTCGTGAAGAACGCTCGCGGCTTCGAGGAGATCATCGCGCACCTCTACGCCGAGGGTAGTAGGGAGAAGCTAGCATGAACGGACACCAATGGATCGTCGTCTGCTCCTACCGCGTGTCGCCCGGCAGCGGAGACCTGAAGCTCCGCGCGAAGAGTCTGCTCAAGGTCTCGGCGCCGGGCTGCGAGCGCTGCGAGTTGACCTGGTCGCCGGACGTCGCGCGGGAGCCGTGCGCGGCGGATGTGAAGCCCGGACCGATGCCGAACGTGGTTCACAGCATGGAGGACGGATCAGTCGACGGTCACGAGGACGGCCACGACTGCTTCGAGGCTACGTCATGAAGTTTCGAAACGACGTCGTGCCGAGGGAGTTTCCCCAGGCGATAGCTCTCTTTATAGGTGCTCTCGAACCCGCGGATCACTTCAAGATCGGCGACCGGCAGTTCGCGTCGCGCGACGTCGCGAAGGCCCTCTACCTGACCGCGGGGAGGTGGATGAAGCATCACTGGGGACTGAGCGAAGGACCCGGGCACGCGAACTCCGCGCTGCAAGTCGATTGCGCTCGTCGGTTCGAGGGCATCTGCCACCCGGGCGACGTGGTCGGGCTGGTGATCGACTTAGTCGTCGGTTCGCTGAGGAGTGAGGCGGTCGACATGCGCGTGCTAATCGCGAAGACGAAGAAGCACTGGAGCGACCGTGGGCTGAACCTGGACGGGAGCGTGGTAGGCCCGTGAGCGAGAGTCAGGAACTCAGCGAGGACGACCTCGAAGTCTTCGCGCGCCTCTCTCGCATCTTACTCGAGCGGTACCGGGAGGGTCACGGCGAGGACCGGGACGTCGTGATCGCGAAGGATCTCCTCTCGCGGGCGCTGAGTACATACCTACCGTTCAAGCAGGAGCGTTCGTGCCGAACGTGCGATTACTGCTCGACATTCGATCATCGTCATCACTGCACGAAGTTCGGTAACCGGGTAATTCCCGAGACGTTCGTCGTGGAGGGTTGCGACGAGTGGCTCGACGGGATCCCGTTCTAATGACGCTGAAGATCGACTACGAGAAGGTGCTCGACGAGGTCGAGTTGAATGGGGTGACCGCCATTCCGAGGGCGGCCGTCTGTCGTCGAAACCTCTACAATCTCTACCAGAGATCGACGAGAAGAGGTCTCCGGGGAGTGATCTTCAATCGCTGCACTTCGGGTGACGTCCTAGTCGGATTTTCGTATCGTGAAATTACGCGTCGCGAGAATTCTGACATGAGTCACCCCCACATCTAGCGGGGTCGTCGGCGCGACGCTACCGGCGCGCGACGCGCGGTTCGGGCGCGAATCCTCCGCCTTCATTTTGTTCGAAACGAGGGTGGGACTCGCCGGAGTCGAGCGGGTCTACTGGTGGATCTCGATGTCGAATCTCGTCTGGGCAAGGAGGTACGCCGCTCTCGGTTGGAGAGTGTTTCCCGTGTACAGCATGCTCGAGAACGGCGAGTGCTCGTGCGGGAAGGTCGGCTGCCGGGACGCGGGGAAGCACCCGCGAACGCCGCGGGGATGCAAGAACGCGACGACGGACGAGAGCTGGCTCTGCACCTGGTGGTTGGAGAAGTTCCCCGACGCTTCGATCGGTCTGGCGACCGGCGCGGGCTCGGGAGTCTGGGTGCTCGACGTCGACGAGCGCGGCGATAAGTCGGGCGGTCAGGAGCTCGCGGACCTCTGCGCCGGGCGGGAGTTGCCCGAGACGCCGCTGGCGGTGACCGGGTCGGGCGGAGGATCCCACCACCTGTTCTTCACTTGGGACCCGGATCGGCCGATGAAGAACCTGGCGCGGCGGGAGTCTGGTCTCGACGTGCGCGGGGAGGGCGGCTACGTGATCCTGCCGCCGTCGAACCACGCGAGCGGGAACCTCTACGAGTGGGACTTCCCGCCCGACCTACCGGAGATGAGCGGTCAGGCCGTCGCGCCGGCGCCGGACTGGCTGATCGACGCGCTGAGGGTCCCGGCCCGGTTGCCGGATTCCCGCTCGAGTACTCGAGGGGTCATTGCGTCGGAGCCCCTCGCGGCCGGAACTCCGGTCCCTGGGCCGCCCGGGCTGACCTTCGCGCGGGACCTCACCGGTAATCGGGGGGGCGTGGTGCTGGATTCGGTGGGGGAGGCATCCTACCCGGTGGCGGCGCCGACGCACTCCGACCGGGTCGACGAGGTCCGGGAGGCGCTGCTCCACGTGGAACCCGATCTCGGGTACGAGGACTGGGTGAAGGTCGGGATGGGGATCCACGACGAGTTCGGCGGCTCGGAGGAGGGCTTCGGTCTGTTCGTGGACTGGAGCTCGCGGGGCTCGAAGTTCGGCGGCGACGCGGATTGTCGGAAGCACTGGGCGTCCTTCGCCGGGGGACGGGGACGGACGATCAAGACGGTCTTCGGGATCGCGGCGGAGAGTCCGGCCTACCGGGCGGCGCTGCGGGAGCGCGGGCGGCATCTTCAGCTCGTCAAGAGAGGAACGACCGCTACGCCTGGGACGTCCCCACTTTCTCAGGAAATCCCGATACTTTCTCAGGAAATCCCGATCGAGGAGCCGGAGATCCTCTGGCCGTCGGACCTGATGGCGCTGCGACCCCCGCCGGCGCTGATCCATCAGATCCTGAATCGCGGCGAGCTGGCGATGATCTACGGCGCCCCGGGTTCGGGCAAGAGTTTCGTGGCACTGTCGATGGCGATCGCGGTGGCCTCCGGGCGTCCTTGGTTCGAGCTGCCGACGAAGCCGGGCGTGGTGCTCTACGGGGCGCTCGAGGGCCTGGTGGGCATGCGAAAGCGACTGCTGGCGGCCTGGGACGGCGACCCGGCGGAGCTGGACGGTCGGCTGGCGTTCACGGAGGGGATCCGGCTGAGCGACCCGGCTCGGCTGAACTGGATCCGGCGGAAGATCGAGGAGATGGAGGAGAAGCCGGCGTTGATCGTGGTGGACACGCTGAGTCGGGCAATCCCCGGGGTGGACGAGAACCAGGCGCGAGACGTGACGGAGATCGTCGAGCGGTGCCGCGGTCTTCAGCGGGACTACGAGGTCGCGGTGGCGCTGGTCCACCACACCCGGAAGGCGGGTGACTCGGAGCGGGGGTCGACGGTGATGGCGGGCGCGGTGGAGGCGAAGATCCGGGTGCTGAAGACGCCGGGCGAGCGGCGTCCGCAGGTCCACGTAGTTGGGGAAAAGGCGAAGGACGACGCCGAGTTCGAGGGGATCTCGCTGGAGCTGGAGACGATCCAGCTCGGACAACTCCCGCCGGACGACTTCGGTAATCCGCAGAGCTCGTGCCGGCTGATCAGGCCGGAGACGGACGCGGAGAGCTTCGCGGCGATCAACGCGATGACGCGGGACCCGGCTCGGAAGGCACAGATCGTGGCGGTACTCGAGGTGCTAGAGCCGTTCAGCGAGTTGGAGGCGATCACGTTCTCGCAGCTACTCGAGGAGGTGGCGCTGCGCGGCGTGCTGAGGTCGACGCTTCAGCGGATCGTGCGGGACCTGGAGGGCGCGGACCTGATCCGGACGGAAGTAAAGGGCAGTCGGCGGTACGTGTGGCCGACGCCGAAGCTGGGGCTGGAGGAGCGGTTCCCGGAGGAGGAGTGAGGGCCCTAGATCTATTCTGCGGAGCGGGTGGGGTCTCCATGGGACTACATCAGGCCGGCTTCGAAGTCACCGGGGTCGACCTCCTCCCTCAACCAAGCTATCCGTTCGAGTTCGTTCAGGCCGACGCGCTGACCTTCTCGCTGGACGGTTTCGACCTGATCTGGGCCTCTCCACCATGCCAGAGATACATGACGGGAGGCAACGTCAATCGCGAGGGGACTCCGGACCTCATCGGAGACGTCCGCGATCGACTGGGATCTGCGAAGGTCGAGTGGATCATCGAGAACGTCCCCGGCGCCCCTCTCCGGAAGGACGTCACTCTCTGCGGGTCACACTTCGGGCTGAAGCTCAGGCGTCATCGGGTATTCGAACTCTCGTTTTCGCCTCCAGAACCGCCCCCCTGCGATCACACCTACCCCGTTGTGGGCGTCTACGGCCACCCCCACGGGGGGAGGGGTGCGTACCCGACTATGCTTCCGGGAAGTCTTCAGTCCTGGCGAGAAGCCATGGGAATCGACTGGATGAGCGCGAAGGAGCTCTCTCAGGCAATTCCTCCGGCGTACTCGAAATTTCTCGCCGAGCGGTTCCTGGGGGAGGAGTGAGCTTCGGGATACGGGCTCCGCCGACTCGATAATCGCTCGATATCCGTTCCGGAACGACCGTTCCGGCCGGGACTCGAAAACCGTGCCAGATCGGCCGATTCGGAGTGTTAGGGTTTCGTTCATATGTGGGCTACGCTGGGCTACGCCCGTTTTTTCGGTTGGAAGTCCTTACCGGAACGTGGTTTATGTAGCCCACGGTGGGAGGCGGGTCTCCGGCCGATTTTGGGTGATCTGGGCTGCTTTTGGGCCCGGGGTAGCCCAGGGTAGCCCACTTCGAACGGTCCTAAGTTACTATATAGCGTCGAGCAGCCCAGAGTAGCCCAACCCAGCCCAGAGAGAGTCCGAGGAGAGTGGGGCTTCAGCCCACTCTCTCTCTCTTAGGGGGTTGGGCTACTGGGCTGGTTTGGCTGAAATCCGGCAAATGTTCCCTAAAAAACCGTCATGAGCGATCAGAAATCAGAGCTGCACTTCACCGTACCCGGAATCCCGAGACCGGCGCCCCGAGCGCGCGTCGATCGTGGGAGGGGGAGGCCCGACGCCTCGGCCGACGAGTGGATGGTGGCCGTTCGGACCGCCGCATTTCGAGCGCTGAAGGTGACGCCGGCGGGAGGACCGAGTCGGCAGCGGGCGGGCTCGCCGATCTGGACGCCGCCGGGCTTCGAGGTGCCGTTTCCCTACGGGCCGGTCTCCCTGGAGTGCCGGTTCTTCTTCGCTATCGGGGACGGCCCCGCACTGATGGACCTCAATTCGCTCTCCCACGATCAGAAGCCGGACCTGAGCAACCTGGTCAAGGCCGTCGAGGACGCGCTCGGCGACTGGCGCAAGCGGGGAGCGCTGGTCTGGTCGGACGACTGTCAGGTGGCGAGCTACGTGGACGTCGAGAAGCTCTGGGGTCGGGAGGACGGCGCCTTCGTTCGGATCAGGCCGCTCTGAGGTGGTGGACAAGAAAAGAGGCCCACCTCTAGTTCGCGTTCCAGAGGGGGCCTCGCAAGCTGTAACAGCCAGCTTGCATTGAATAGAAAGTGCCGCGGCTCCCCTGGCCGCCAAGCCGGGAGCCGCGGCGTCCGCAATCGCGTCGTGGTACCCCTCCCAGGGTGACCGCCCAACACGTCGTGATCATAGCCGGGTCGAGATTCCGGTCCCGGCCCCCTTCAAAATCCTTCTCGATGGGGTAGACTTTCGGCACTTGGTTTTTGTTCGACGTCGGCTCTCGCAGAGTTTTACAGGGACGTCGACCGGGAGCCGAGTCGGCTTCCGGGGTTGCGGCCCCGCGGGCCGGTCGAGACGGAGCCAGTTCCGCCCGCAAGCGGACCGCGCGCTGGCCTACTTATCCAGTGGCGGCGGGAATCGACGTGGTTCAGACCTGTCCCCGCGCTCCCGTTCGACGAATTCCTTCCCGAGAGAACCAGACCATGAACGATCCTCGAGACTTCCTATCAACCGTCCCGGAGCCGATCGCTCGGATGTTCGGTCACGCGCGGTTTCGCTGCGCACCACCGTCCGAGTTCGCGTCGGAGCCGCCGCTCGAGGACTCGGACCCAATGTACCCGGACGGTTACCCGGACGAGGTCGTTCGCGAGCGTAAGGTCGGAGACGGGAGCGGCGAGACCGATCAGGTTTGGTACGACGATCTAAATGCTCCCCACGCGCGGTTTCGCTGCGCACCACCGTCCGAGTTCGCGTCGGAGCCGCCGCTCGAGGACGACCGCGATCGATGGCGGAAG